TAGGCCCACCAACCTCTACAGGAGTAGAGCTAGAAGCTCCTACAGAGGCCTTTGAGAGGCTCTTAATCTCATCACCATACTTACCTACCTCATAGGTAATAGTAACGCTGTCTCCGACCTCTACAGACGGTTTCTTAAATCCATGTTTATAGTAATTACCGTCGTCCAAAAGCAAGTCCCACACGTTCTTCTGACCAAACTTGGTTGTGACTGGCTTACTATACACACCTTTAACTACACCACTTACATTTAACATATTTTAATTCTCCTTTTAATTTACTATTGAAATAAAAACTTTTTTCTTCCACCATTATGATTTTTTCTAGCTTTAATTATATCTTGATTAATAAATGTTTTTATTCTGTGGCAATTAGCACACCTGAGAACTGTGTTTTTGATTTCTTTATCCAATAGAAAAATCCATTTCTCTTCCCCATGTATTGCTCTATTTATTAAGGTAGATATATTGTATTGTTTTTTGTTTAGATCAACGTGGTCAAAGTCCATTGCTACAATATGGGGCATCTGTCCACAATCAACACACTTACCACCAAGTTGTTCTATCAATATTATTTTTAGTTTGTTCTTTTTGTCTTTTTGTGAATTCTTATTCATAGAAAATTATAACACATTTACTATTAAATAGCAACTACTTTTTGCTCTTTCCAGTTGTCTCCACAAGTAACTTTTACCTTAGTTGGAAGACCTAAATAAATTCCATATATAGATTTCATATACTTAGGTGTGTCTTCTAATGTGGTTTTAATAAAGTGCATAGCTGTGTGTACTAAATCTTTTTTACAATCAAAGACTAATTCATCATGCACTAAGTTAACCATGAGACAGTCAGTAGAAAACTTACTATTACTTTGTAACATTCTCCAAAGAACACCAGTCATGGTCAGTACCAAGTCACCAGTAGCAAATCCTTGTACTGGATAGTTCTTTATCTCTGTAGGTTTAAAGTTCACTTCTCCCCGCCTAAAAGGGTTGTCCTTTTCTTGGAAGGTGTATACTCGTCCAGTGGTGCTGTGTAAATATCCTGTACCAGAAGGATGTCCTGATGGGGTGTGTAGTATCCCATTGTATGACCTAGACATATTGACTTTATCTATGTTGTTATGTTGCCAAGTAGCAACTTTATTGTATCTACTATAGAAGGCATCAATAATCTTCTTGACTTCTTTTGCTGGTAGTCCTGATTGTGCTGCTAGACTGTTAGCTGTGCCTCCATAGATAAGACCAAAGTTTACTGTCTTTATTACTCGTCTTTCATCTTTGGTTATAACAGCTTTGCTTCTGCCATAGTATGCCCTACCAACTTCTTCATGTATATCCCGGCCATTTAGAATATCATCTATTAGTTGTGGGTCTTGGCTGAGATAAGCCAGAGCTATGATTTCTATCTGTTTATAATCAGCAGATATAATCATGCCATCCTCTCCCCATCTACTAACAAAGAGTTTCTTTACATCACTATCCATATGTGCTGGTATGTTCTGACTATTTGGGTTGTCTGAAGATGGTCTGCCCGTTGCAGTAGAACACATATTAATATTGTGGTGTATAAGACCATCAGGGAATATCAACTCACTCAACCCTTCATAATAAGTATTGAGTTCTTTCTTTATCTTTTTACGTTTTAGAAGGTCTTTAATTATAGGAGACCATTGTAATTTATTACTCGAAATAATAGATATTCTTTCTACTTTATTTAAAACTTCCTCATCTATTTTAAACCCGTTAGCATTTGGTTCTGAGAAAGATTCACCATCAAACTGTTGTGGAAGAGATACGTGTGTTTTAATATGTCTGTTTCTAGTCTTTCCATTCTTTAATGTAGTAGGTACTGTAGTATCAAAGTCAATGGCTCCACCAAACAATATACTTGATAACTGTTTATTACTATCTATATTAATAATATAGGCATTAAGTATAGGTAGTAACTTCTTGATTTCATTAACAACATCTATCTCAAGCATATCAACTTCTTGTTCTGCTTTTTGTTTTAGGTCTTTTAGAAGAGAAGGATCAATAGCCAAACCATTATATTCCATGTCAGCAACAGCTACTAAGGCATCCATCATAGATTCTATAAGAGGCAGTTTCTTTTTGTCGTAAGCTTCTTGCATTTGCTTAAATGCTATTGCTTCTGTGTTGGTTAGGTCTTGCTCAAGATATTCTTTTAAGATATCCTCATCAATACCATCAGCCCCTATACCTTTTTTAAACATCTCTTTTACTTTGTCATCTTTTATAGGAAGCCCATACTTAATTGACATGGCATCTAAGCTTGCATATTTATGGTCTTGTCCTGTAAGAAGATACTCCGCTAATTGTGTGTCCCATATTTTATTCTCAACTAACCAAGTTTGCAAAGGAATTTTATGAATAGTGGCGTTGGCTTTACGAACATGGTGTAAATCAAACTTAATGTTTTGTCCTATAACCACAGATACTTTTACTTTATATTCAGGGGTTATAACTATATTAAAGGTTTTGTTTAAATATTCATTTTTATTTGCTTTACTTGTAGTGATAATACTATTGGCTGTGACCGGAGAATTTGTGTAAGTGTACCCTTTTAATCCGGCCATAACTATATAGTTATCAGGACAAAATGGTGAGGCTTTATTCTTTCCAATAGTGTTCTTCATAGTAGTCTCTACATCAAGAGTTACTATGGTATTAAATGTTTCTTTAGTCATTATGGGCTTCCTTTTTTACTGTAAAACTGACATTTTTCTACATCAAAACCCACTTCAAAATACCCATGTCTTTTCTTAGGGTCAAATCTAGGGCCACCGGGTAACTTGTTCTTAGGGACATGGATGAATCTAGTATCCATAAATAGAGGGTTATTTACTGCGCCCATTGTTATAATCACATCTGCTTCTCCTTGAAGTCCTGTCTTACTGCCATAGAGTTGATCTTTGTATATCCACTTTTGGCCTTCTGCTGAACCATCTGCTTGAGCTATAGCAAACACCGGGCCATAAGTCTTAGCCAAACGTCTTGACCATTGGGCAAGCTTTCTAAACCTATCAACCTCTTTCTCCCCTTCAAACCCAACTAACTTATCAAGTACATTGATAACAATTAGTTTAGGCTTTAGTTCTTTACAGATTCTATCTATATCATGTACAGATATAGAGGGGTCATCAACTATTTTAATACGATCTTCTTTGCCCATCTTCTTTACATAGTCACTTGAAGACTTTGGTTCATCTTTTAGTATATCTTTCAGGTCAAGATTGAGTACACTTTGATACGCCCTGAGTATGATGCGTTCTCCTTGTTCTTCATTGTTTATCCAAAGAATAGTATCATCAACTGGTAGTTGTGTAGCCATGTGACAGGTCTGGTCTACAGCAAAAGATGTTTTACCTGTCTCTGGTCGTGCTCCTATTACTATGAAGTCCCCTTTGTGGAGAGGGCCAACTGATATGTTAAGTTCTTCAAGCTTCCATTCAAGCCCATCTTTACGGAAAGTCTTATCTATAACTTCACTCAGTTTTGTCTTACTAAAATTATCTTGGCGTTTGGTCGCTCTCTCCACTTCATTTTCGTAAGCCCCCATAATGGTTGGTATTTCCGATAGATCGAGGGATTTTCCCGATATAAACTTGTTAGTACAATCAAGTAGTTGGGCTGCATAATCCAGAGCCACAAAATAATTAAGTATTTCTTTAGTGGATGCACTTGTTGTTGCTCCTTGCAAGTTAGTAAATATCTTAGTGTATATATCTTGGTCAGCTTGTTTAAGACTAGAGTTCTTAACTAACTTAAACCATGTACCAAAGGTGTTCCAATCAAGGTCTAGTAAAGTAGGATTGACTTTGAAGTAAGTATCAATGTCTTTTATTATTTGTGATCCTTGGTTAGTAAGAGCATGCTCTTTAAGAAAGGGTTTAAACCTATAATAATTAGCTTTGTTCTTAAGGACATGGAGAAGATCAAGTTCGGTCAGCATTTAGTTTTAGTTTTTCTAGTTCCTCTATTAGATTTTTTATATTGAAAGATGTAATTTTTACACATTTTTTAAGTGTCTCTTCTAGTCCTTGGTATGACTCTTTGTGTCCTAGTCTGAACCCTTGAGTATCAAAATACTGTGGTTTAGAATTACCACTGATCCAAACATATTTGAGATTTTTATTGTTTCCTTGTTGGTCTTGTACAATTAATATATACCAATTATTTCCATAACAAAGCAAATCTCCGGGTTTTACATCCTTTAGTTCAAGGGACATTATTAAATTCTCCTTTCTTGTGTTTCTCTTTACTCATGTTCTATAACCTTTGAGATAAAGTCTTCAAGTACGCTACCATTAAGATTGCCAACGAAATCAAAATCCCTCTGTAGATGAATCAAGTCCCATTCATCCTCTTTGGTTAGAATAAAACTCCTATCTGATAGGGAAAAGAAAACCCTACTTAATGGTTCCTCTGGACTTCTGTGTCCTACTAAAAGTACAGACCAACCTAATGCTTTGTGTCTAAACACATCCCCGGATGTTGGCTTCTCTTTACTCATCAGTATTTTCTCTTACCGATTCAAGTATAAACTTTTCTAATGTCTTTCCATTGAGATTAAATAAGAATTTTGAATCTTTTAATTCTTCTTCTACTGATTTAGTAAAGGAATCACCTAAGAAAAAGAAATCTTTTTGGGTATTAGCAAGCCAAGCTAACTGTAATCCATCTTTATTTGAACAAACTATAACTAGGGCTTTATGTGAACCAACACCAAATGAATATAAATAAACATCCCCTGATTTTGGCTCATGCTTTTTACTCATATTTTATATATCCTTTAATCTCATTATCTGAATGGTCTTTGGGGTCTTTACTAGTAAGTATAAGTTCTACTCTTCCAGACACTAACACTTTAAATAGACTAGCTAGTTTATTCTGTTGCTTAATTACTTCTGGTTTATCATTATCTAACCAGATGTATGTGTTCTTGTATCTATTGGCTATCCAGTTAATTACTTCGGGGGTTGGGTGTGATCCAAGGAGGGCGATTGCATCAGTCGTTCTTGATACTTTAATTGCCGAGATAATATCTTCAACAAGAACTGCTGTAGATGAATCAAGCCCATGTTTATAAACGCCACAGTTCCCACTAGGATTATCAGAGTCCACTGTAGTAAGGTACTTAGGAACATCTCCGTCTTTAGCAAAAGAACGTCCTTGCCAACCAACGTAATTGCCATCCATATAGATAGGAAACAAAAGCCTATCAACAGAAGGACTGTAAACGATACCATGATTCTTAATCTCCTTTTCAGTAATACCATACTTAAGAAGCCAAGCTCTAGCTGTTGTGGGCCATACAGATTGGTTGACTTCAGTATCAATAGGAAGTCTTAAATCTTTTGGGTCTTTAGCTATTGCTTGGATTCTATTCTTTGAGTGTATATTAGTTATCTTATCAGTATAATAACCAGACGAGCCACAGTGATGACAATAAGCAAGAACTGTATTGTCCGGCAATCTCTTAATATATAGTCTCTTTTTTCTATCAAGCCCTTCCGGGCACCCTTCGTGATTGATATGTACTTGGGCACCGTTTATAAGCGGTGCGTGTTCCATGAATTCAGAAGGATCAAGTCTCATATTTATAATTTTACCACACTTCACCCCTCTCGTCAAGAACTTTACTAGCTTCTTCAGAATCCTCAATGCTATCAATAGTTTCCTCAACCGGGTCAATGCTTGATTCACTACTGAATGAGGCTGATCTACATACACCACACAACTCTTCCAACTTGTTAGTCTTCTTATTAACGTACTCTTCTCTAGGTTTTAATATGTTATTGCACGCCTTACACCGCATCTTCTTCGTTCCTTATTTCCTCTATGATTTCATAAGGGAAAACGTACCCTGCATCTTTCAACATTGTAAGAGTGTCAACAGTCTCTTGTTTAGTTTGTGGATAGTAAGATTCTCCATCGTAAGGCAAGCCAATCGGCCCTCTTGGTGCTGTTTTTAAAAAGTCCATTTGTTTGTTGTGGCGCTCAATATAGGAAACATAATCTTTATCTTCTGTCATTTGTTTCCAACCGTCAGAAGGCACATCACCAATTACTTTGTTACCTGCCACATGAATAGCCCACCCTCCATCACAGTGGGCATATACATATAACATACATTTACAATCATCTGTACTAAATCTACAATAACTCATGGTTTCTCCTTTAAAATATGGCGCCCAACCGAGGACTCGAACCCCGCACCAACGGCTTACAAAACCGCTGCTCTACCAATGATGAGCTAGTCGGGCGATTACCTACTATGACTCGAACGTAGATTCACAGCTTCAAAGGCTGCTGTCCTGCCAGATTAGACGATAGGTAAGGAATAAATGGGACTAGGTTGGAATCGAACCAACGACCACCACCATGTCAAAGGTGGTGCTCTACCACTGAGCTACTAGTCACTACAAAAATAAAGCAAGAAAGAAGTATTAGATTTCAGTGCGTCCACCTAATTTGTAATGCTCAGTCTTGCTGCTTAAAAATGGGAGTGGCTGTATCTTTGAGTGACCATCACTCTGCGATAAACCCTACAGCTAGGTGCACCCTATTGGTTAAAGGGGCGATAAGTCCCTAATGCTTTAGCAGCACTCTTTTCAATCAATTAAAACGGTGTCGGATTCGGACAATAGTATTCTTTTAGTGCCCGTCCTATTGCTACCATGCGTCCAACTTTCCTAGTCGGTACGTCTCTATCTGAGCAATAAGCTACACCCTCTGCTATCAAGTCACCATCCTCTTTTCTGAAGAGCTTGGCAATAGTAGCATACTTATGTCCCCTTCTGTCATGCGGTGTACTATTACCGTCATGCAGATGAGACACTCTTAACTTCAAGTGCTCTGGTACTGCTGATTCAATGAAGTTTTCTTTTGTCTGGAATGGTCGCGGCATCTTCTGTTTCCTCCAATATAGCGTTAAGTTTAGTTACGGAACTACTAATACCCATCTCTACTGCTCTTTCCAACTCCTTGCGTGTGTGTTCTACATCTAACTGTGGCATCCTTATCTTGTCAAACATGAGCTTGCCTTCTATTACCATACACCTGATGTTATAAGACTGGACTAATTCAATGGCAATCTGCGCGGCTAAGGGTGCTTCAGTCTTCTTTTCTTTTGGGGGACAAGGATCAAAGGTAATAGTAAGTACCATCTCCCCCTCTTTCCCTTCGATCTCGATTGTTGCTTTGGTTTTTTCAGTGGGTGTCACTACTTAGTCTCCTTTTGAAATCACTTGATTTCTTTTCCATAGACTTTCATTACAAACTCATTCACTACCTTACAGTCATCGTTGATGAGCTTATCAAACCAGCAGAGCTTGAGGGCTATTAAAGGTTCTCCCCAATATGCTGACTTCCTTGCCCAATTAATAAGGGTTCGAGGACTCATGGTGATACCAATGTTCTGCTTCTCGTAGCTGTCCCGAACCAAACTAGACAGAGTGAGCATATCCTTCACCCAACCATCAGGAATCTCCGGGGCTACGTTCTTAAGAACCTTTCTTTCATGCTCCTTGTTAAGATAGTCATGCTTGATGACTGTCTGGAACCGATCAAGAGTAGCAGTATTCTGGACGTTAGTACCAGCATGGCGTCCAGTAGTATCTCCTTGCAGTTCCGTGTTATCAGTACATACAATCCTGAAGTGCTCATGTGGATTGATAATACGTTCAGAGGCAGGGCCGGGATAGTCCGGTAAATAAATCTGGCCTTGATCTTCAAGAACATATTGAAGACTCATGGTAATATCTGAGTTGGCTGAACTGAATTCATCCAAGCAAAGGACACCACCATAAGTACCAAGGATACCAATAGGGCCGTGCTCATATGTCATAGTACCACCAGTGATCTTAGGCATACCAAACACCGCTGAGTATTCCACCTGATTGAAGAAGTTGATACGGATAAATGGTATGTTAAGAATAGCACACACATTCTTAATCAAGCTGGACTTGCCTGAACCAGTGGGGCCAATAATTAGTGTCTTATCCCCATTAAGAACAGCAGCCACCACCTTCTCCGTGTTCTCCTTCGGCCAGATATACAGAGGGTCTAACTTTGGAATGAAACAACGCACCTCATCCGGCCAATCTTCCGGTTGGAACACCCTTAAAGCGTGTTCCCTTCCTGAAGGAGATTTAAACCCAAACATATCTTTAAAGAACTTTTGCCCGGTGCCAACAACAACTTCCGGCACTTGATACTCAGGCTCCGGGGGTTCCGGTGTTGGTGTTTTAGGTGCTTCCTGTTCTCCCCGCATCTCAAGTATACGATTCATTACTTCTTGATTGAGGGATGATCCACTACCAGTAGTTGCTGGCATAATTACTCTTCTCCTTTTCTATTTGAATATGCTTCTCTTGATTAACGTCAAGATCGCTGCTTCCAGTTCAGAAGCCCTGTTTATTACAACACTTTCACTGTAAATATCTTTTACATTGTCATTCATAATACCTACAGCATATATCTCTGCAAAGCCCTCACCTTCTATCTGTGCTACAACCTTCTTGGTGAATTCATAAGCATCACCACTTCTACTTGCAGCAGGGGAGCCATCACTGATTACTATGAGTATCTTACGCTTTTGTTTCTTATCTTTCAAGCGGTCATACGCCCAAAGAATAGCATCTCCATCTGCATTAGCTGACATAAAGGTTGATGCCCTTGCAAAGTTCTCTATAATCTTCTCATCATTGGACTGTTCATCATGTTCCTTTACTATGCCTATAAAGGTATCTTTTCCATACTCAGTAAAGGCAAGAATTTCCACAGGTATCCTAAGACTTCTAGCTATTGAAGCATTAAGAAGTATGGAACTGTCTACAGCATTGAGTAACTTCATACCATTCATGCTGCCACTAAGATCAGTAAGAACAGTTACGCAAGTATCAAGTGTGTCTGATGTAGTCTTAGTACGGAACACCCGTTCTTCATAAGAAGCTATACCTGTCCCTGCTTTATACACATTCTTAAAGTGTAGTTTACCTTGTTTCTTTCCACCTTGATAGTGTGCTTGGCTTCTGATCTGTAGTAGCTGCCTGATCTTATTACCAAACCCTTTTCCCGGTATGCCTTCGGTACTGTGGTGATTTCTTATTTCATTTAATCTGTGGTTTTTGTTATAGGAATACTCATCTTCATGTTTTTTTAGATAGTTGTGTGAATAAGTATTAGTTCTATACCTGATCCAATGAATGTTATCAGTAGGAATATAATCATTATTATATGCTTTCTTTCGATGCTCCGAGTAGTCCAACTGTATACCAGTTCCCCCCGGTTCTCCGGGTTCTATGTGATCTGAGTGTACAAACACTTCATAGCTTACTATCTGTCCTATTGGGAGCTTGCATGTCTCTCCTTTAGCGTCAGGAGGTGCAAGTTTGTTTCCTTGATTAGCTGACTCACTTCCATCCCCTTTAGACCCATCTTTATTGTCACTTGATTTAGTGCCATTATCTTTGTCACTTGGCTGTTCTCCGGCTTTAGCAGTTCCCTTGCCAGATTGTGTGCCACTTCCTTTATCCGTTCCGGGCTTACCTTGTCCTTGTTGCTCTTGCTTTCGCTCATCTTGTTTCTCTTTGATATGCTTTTCAGCATCTTCTTCCCATAAGAGTTCATAGGTTCTCTTTGCTAGATTAAGACTAGCTCTACTGCCGGGTCTACCTTCATGTAAGTTTTCAAGTTCTTCGGTCACTCCATTCTTATCAAGTTTGTCTACTAAATCTTTCACGCCGGGAGTCATGTGCTTCTCAAACAAGGCTTCCATTTCTATAGCAGCAGGACTCCACTTAGTTCTAGCCTTGAGATTACAATACCAAGCCGCTGCCATCTTTTGCATCTCACCGTCAGCGTTTTTAAGAACGTGCTCAAGGTCTTTCTTGTTTTGTTCAAGAACAGTTCGCCACCCTTGATCCAAGATTAACTTGTCCCCTCTGTAATCCTTTGCTCCTGCTTTCTCAATGCGATTATCTTCAAAGATGTTCCATATAGCAGCAAGAGGGCTGTGCCGAGCATCGAACCCTAGTTCCTTTTCTCCAATAGGAAAAGCCTCCGGGCCTTTAACATGATGCAAGCACTCATGCAGTACCCACCATCTGAGTTTGTGTAAATCTTCTTGAGTCACATCCCCATTAAAGGCAGGTATGATTAAGGTATTCTTGCTTGTGCAAGGTGCTGTAGCGTTAGCGTCGAACCTTGCATTAAGTCCCGCATTACTTGTTACTGTCTCGATATACTTCTGAACGGTGGATATATCAAGTAACCCTGAGTCTCGTTTGAATAAACTCTTTAGCTTGCTTTTCATAGTTTAGGAATCTCCGCTAATTGTTTCCTAATCACATCTCGTTCTAAACCAGTCAAAGTGTCTGCATTATTCTTTAAATAGTCAGCACACCAGAAACATTTCGCATACACAGAAGTTTCTTTCATGTCTGGATTACTTGTCACTTCTGCTAAAACTAACTCCATATAGTCATGTTTTACCTTTAAATAGTCATGTTTTACCTTTAAATCTCTTTCTACTTCAGTCTTCCCCCTTGGGTTGCCTTCAGTGTCAAGTAACCCAATGTCAGCAGCCAAAGCCCTGCAAATAACAGACTTGGCAGACCTGTACTTACCCGGCATCTGTTTTAAGCCGTTCTTTTCTTTGAATTCTGATTCTAGTGTCTTCTTGTTTTCTTTATATAGAGGCACGTTAGTTTCCGGCGTGTTCACTTTAGCTGTTCTATATATTGAGTCTACAATAAAAGCTACTTCCTCCTTCCAACAATCGTTTTCTACTACACTTGCAGCAAGGTATCCCACCATAATGTCTTCAGCGGGCTTTACCTTAATGCTTGGGTTCAGTTTTAATCTCATTTTATCTTTGGTTCCTTTTCATAGTAAAGATAGTTGCTTTCATCTGATCGAATCCTCTCCTGTCACACTCTCTCTCTGCCGCAAGGTGCGCTTCCTTTGCATCATTATACAGGAAGTCGCTCGATACATAAAGCTTTATTTGTGGATAGTTCCCAACTCTTAGGCAATACTGATACCGCTTACCCGGAGGCACAGCCTTGCGATATGGGCTGAGTGATACTACTTTGTTGTTAAATACAGCTACATTCTTCAAGGCTTCCAATGACAATCTCCTGTTTAAAATTACAAGGTTATAACAACAACTTAATGTTGTTTCGAGGGCACTCTCTCTCGGACTCTTCAAGAGTCAGATTGAGAAAAGGTATATTATATATAAGTTATATATATATATATATATAATCTCTCTCCTTATAAGGAGAGAGTATATATAGTATATAAGTATTATATATATAGTTATATGTACATAGACTAGCCCCTCACCTGATGCCCATGAGTTTATCATGGGTATTTTAACCCACAGCCATTAATAGTTATAATAATTTAGGCTTGGATAAGGACAAGAGCTAGTCATTTAATCATTAAATTATCTTTTGTTATAACAGAATTAGTTTTAAATATAGCATCTAATTTATAAATATCTATAATAATAGATGCAATATTAAATAAGAACTCAAATGGGGTTGCTCCTGTGTCTGTAATAATACACTGTGGTTCCATGACTACTCTTGATTCTTTTTTGCCATAATAACTAAATGGTGCTGAACTGAGAATCCAAATAAACTGTTTGTTGTTGAGGAACAAAGCAAAACCACCCTTTTCTCCGCTCCTTACAACATCTCCGGGCTTAAAGTTGCTCATCTTATCTTAAACCTCCTTGAATCATAGTCCTTCTTGGGGTCAGCATCAGTTCCATGTACAACTGCTTTTTGGTTTTCATGACAGTAGTCTACCATGAATTTAATACTCTGTCAACACAAACACAAGAGCTATGAATGTTCTTAAGAGCATATCATTTAACTCCACAGGCAGTTAAGAATTTGTCTGGTTTAAAAGAATCGTTGTCAGCAGCAAACTCTCTACAGAATACATCACAAGTAACTTCCCATTGGGCTTTTCTTGCTAAATCTTCAGACACACCAGAATCAAACGCATGTTGTGGATTAGTAACTACTGGCATCATTCTTCTCATTATTGCTGATACCCTTTCATAGTGTCTCTTAGAGAAAGTAGCCATAGTAATTAAGTATCCGATAGTTTGTCGAGTATTGCAAGAGCACAAGTATCCCCTGAGTCATAATCATCTCTGGGGAATGTGGCTTTCATCAGTTCTGGACAATCCCAAACCTCAACCTCATTATTATTCTTTTCAATGATTTCATTAAGATTTTGTTCAGGGAAACTAAAGTAATACAGGCATATAAATCTGTCTCCCAAGAATAGATATTTACCGTTTTGGACTCTTATAATAGAGCCAAAAGTTGTATCGTCAATGTTCTTTTTTACCCAAGCCATAAATTAATCCCCTCACTATCGGTTCCAACCAAGCCAATGATTAGTTTTAACTAAATCTGGATACTTTTCAAATATATCCTTAAAAGTTGACCAAATGTGTTGGCGGTATTGTTCAGTAGAAAGGTAATTACCTTTTCTTTCTGTGTCTGTCTCAAAAGGGAAATCAACATCAACCCTTGCTTTGTCTGGATAGGTGTTTGTAGGTAGAGTTCTTTCCGTGTAGAAATAAAACCCCCCCCCCTTCCACTTTGTAATCATGTCTAGTCTGCCTGTTTTTCTAACATGCAAAGACGTGTGAACGGCCAAGTGTCCGGGGGCATCTTTACATGCTCTGCCTCACAAACAAAGTCCCTGCCATCTCCTAAGACACCTTGGACTAGAAGAACATCCCCCTTGACATTCATGCTGATTACTTCAATCAACTGACCACCGGGGAGGATACAAGTTGACATTGTGTATTTACCTCCACTTAAAAAATAGATGAGCTATGATTGCAACAGCCAAAAGGATGATTCCAAGTAAAGCGTTAGCTTCAGGATGCATAGTTTCACCTCCGACTAATGCAAGTTATCCGAAGTTTCCAGAACCTCCGAGACTTCCGTTCGTACTCCTTGGCCTTGCCAATAATTCAACTCATTGGCCGCGCCTTCGCGGTCGTCAATGAATACCTGTTCGGAAATCATATCCCCTGTGTAAATCTTTACGATGATAGTTTCCATTGAAACCTCCTTAAAAGTCCTTAAAGAACATTTAAGAATAAGTGGTGGATTGGGAAGGATTTGAACCTTCGTCAAGTCTACACTTGGCTAGATTTACAGTCTAGTGGTTTTAGCCTCTCACCCACCAATCCAAAATAACTTGATCTATCCGCTAAGATGTCGCACCAGCGATACAAGCCACCAGTCCACACCTTAACGGCTAGGTACAAGCTTTTACCTAACTATACAGGGCTATTCTCACCACGCCTAGCGGTTTCCTTCGCCCTTGTAGTATTTGGCCTAATCCTTTAGGCTATTTTTCACGCTACAAGAATAGCCACGGCATCGTTGAACTTCTTTGCCAGTTTCGGATTCTTGTGTTCCGCCGCTTTCAAGGCATTGGCTTCCAAAAGCTGAAGCATACGCTGAAGACTTTTACGAGCGTTCCACTCGACGCCTTCACTGGACTTACCCTCATAGAAAGGGGTTTCGATTGCCTTTTCCAAGTTGATCTTGGCTTTGGCGTTCTTGACGAACCGGGCCTCTTGGCCTTTGCCTTCCCACTTGACCGCACCGTAGGACTCGAACCACTGGATCAGGGAGTTTTTACGCATCCCTTTGCTCATGGCGTTGACCAGTTTGGTGCAGTAAGTGTTGTCGCCATGCTCCATGTTATGAGCGATAGCAGAACAACCGGCTTGATGAATGTCCCCATCCAGAATCTTGCCACGTTCAGCAATACTCTTGATAAGATCATCCAGCTTTGACTTCTCTTTGATGATAACAAAATCTTTGTTCATAATTAAATGCCCTCTGTTGGTTGAAAGCTGCAATATAATTAATTATATATCGCATCCCTCAACCATCTATAAAGAGGGAAATAAGGACTAGGTTGCCCCCCCAAGTACCAATGTTCCTAAGAACTCTTGGGATATTGCGGCCCTGTACCCGCTGTGACTAGCAAGTGTTTCACCACCTATCGGCCTAGATGTTTTTCCTAGCTGTGCAAGCACCCACCTATGGCCGTTTCTCAATTAAGCCAAATGGAAAACAGGATGTAAGGGGATAGATCACCTTTGGGGGCTAGTAACATCTTCGTACCTAGCTAATCCACCGATTGTAAGTGTATGCATAGAGCTTTTCAATAGTCTCACTTAATCGCTCGACTATCTACTTTACCCTGTAGCAGAAGCGCACTTAATACTGTTCTTCGGCAAGTAATCCCTGATATTGTGTGCTTTGCGGTCTAGGGATTGATACTAGGCTTGTAATCGCCCGTGTACCCGGCCACTCTCAACCCGAACTCATTTTCATTACGTTCGGCCAGCCACCGCTAACTACCCTTTGCTGTCTTTATCGTCCGTAGGTTTAGACGTTTACTATTGACATTGAGACAGTCAATAGGTTGATATAATAAATTATATTCCCGTACCCTATTGACAATAAGAATGTCAACTACTGCGTACTTCACATAGGGATACTATACGCTCTTAATATCCCTAAGTCAAGCTATCAGTTCAGCCTAGTCAGGCCACGCTTGATTGCTATTTCCAGCGCATCCCGGTATGACCGGGCTTTGACTTTGTAAACCCAACCACGATATTGAATCTCATACCATTTCATAATGAAGCCTCCGAATATAATTAATTATAATTGCTCCGACCACCTAATAAGAGCATTTTACGCTCTTATACCTTTTAAGTCAACCACCTAGAAACAGACGCACAAAAACCCCGCCCCTTTCGGGGCGGTGTAGTTGCGTTACTTACTTTCCTTACTTCTCATCCGTGTCATCGTCTGACAGCGGTTCACCATCCGGACCATTCCCGGTTATGGCGTCAGTCGCCATAACTATAACGTGCGCCTTTTGCGCTGGCGTCATGGTGCGGCAGAGGGTTGAAAGCGCGAAGTAGCAGTCTTGCAGAGTGACAGGCCGACTTGCCTTATCATTCTTATCCGCTTCAGTCTTGCCGCCAGTCTTGCGCTTCGCGCCTTCCTTCCGTGTCGTCAATTCCAGCGGGCCGTCCTTTGACAAAGCTTTGACCGTAGGAATCGCCGCAAGTTTGTGCGACTTCGCCATAGCTTGCAGATTGGCACGCAAGAGCTTGATTAAAGCCCCTGACCGGCCGCCGCCGTCCTTTTCCGGCAACCCCTCAAGATAGCGGGCATGTGCCGTAACAGTCGCTGGACTTGTCTTGATTACACTAAACAGCATGTCAACATACTTTTGCTTTCCAGTGTACTGACCTACAGCCGCCGTATTAAGTGCGGCCAATTCCGACGCAAGTATTACTTCGGGTTTTCCCTTGCTTCCCTTGTTCACTGGGTTTTTGCTAGTCATTGTAGAATACTCCATTAAGTTACTAGGTTTATTGAGATACCAATATAATTAATTATATCAGTACCATTTTAGCAGCCGGACTTCCGGCTTGCTACCTAAGAGGGTTGATACCCTTGTTAGGCTGTCCCGGCATCAGGTCGGGCCTGAATGGTGCAAGGTCGCGCAGCGTACCCCACCATTGGGCATTACTAAATGCAAGCTGCATGCCAACATTGATATTCAATATAATCAATGACTTAGGTATTAGACACGTTCTAATCACGCACCATCTTGGTGCACTAACTGATAATTATTATCATTTACCATGTAACCTGTTGATATTGATAGAGATTGTATGCACCAATAAAGACCATTGAGCGCACCAAACAGGGGCAAAGCCGGGAATAGTTATACAGATCAATAACTAATATGTTACAGTATTAGTATATAGTTATATACTTATAGACATTAGTATCTGTATGGATACTATGTACTCTCATACATAATCATATAAGTATATTCTAATATACTAATATACACGGGGCCAGGTAATCCCATTACTTGAGAATAGTAATACGAATGATAATCATTCTCAATTAAGGTACCTCTGCAAGAACATAGGGGTATAGGGGCTGTGAAGATTGCGTGCGTGCGGCTAGACCCACACAGCCACAATAAAGAGGGTTTAAAAGAAAAGAAGAAAAAAGGGGGTCAAGGACTACTACTAAGAATACCCCTAGAAGGCTCTAGGAGCCTCTCTATTGAATGATAGAATATATACCAGCTAGAGGGGTAAAGGGGTGGGGGTGAGATCGTTTAACAGAAAGGATTACAGACTGTTCTAGTTTGTAAGTAGTTGATAATAAAGAAGAAAGAATAATAAGAGTATGTTACATATCAAAGACTTATAAAAGACTTGACATTTGTATATAAGTATGGTATAATTATGACATGTTGTAAAAGTACAACAAAGAATGAAAACAACCCTACTTATTTTAATGTGCTTTCTTCATCAGCCAGTAGCTTTGTTCTTAGGAACGGAGGTTGATTCTACAACAACTCCTTTCATCAGTGCTCCTATCAGTGCAGAAGCTAAACAGGCTGCTATTACTCTTTGTAAAGAAGATGAACCTAGTTTACCAGAAAACTTTAAGATTTGGCACTTAGATAAGATTAATAAATATACTTTAACTTTAAAGGACAATTAATTAATGCAAGACAACAAAGATAAGAATAAAGATGGTACTCGCTGTATGACAGCTTCAGAATTAATTACTATGATAGCCCACTATGAAGCCTACGCAATAGAAAAACAATCCAATGGAGAAGAGCCACTCTCAAAAGAAGCTTGGCTCAATAGCCAAGGGATGAGGAATTGTAGTAATTGAGGTCACTATGGATGACTCAGAAGATGAGGATGAAGATGGTTCTTGGCAAAGCGGCCCATTAAAGAATAGATAATGCCTAAACAGATATTTAAACCGGGCCAGTCAGGAAACCCCGCTGGACGGCCCAAGGGCCGGGTAAGCAAGAAGGTCTTGATAAGAGATCAATTAATAGACGCTCTTGAAAAGGATGCAGTACAGGTAGTCAGGATGATAGTAGACAAAGCCCTTAAAGGGGACATGGTAGCAGCAAAGATTATAATGGATCGGCTCATTCCACAGCAAAAAGCAATAGTCAGTGGTGAAGAAGGAATGAGACAACCAGTAGTGAATATAGTAGTAGGCAGTTTGAGTGAGATGAATAAAAGTAACACAATAGATGTGACCCCAATAAAAATACTTAGTGAGGATAAATAATTAAAAATGGCGAAAGTTAAAATTCACACAGATGAACTTTATGAGGATACATCTACACATGATGTTTACCGAAGATTACTTGATGGGACTTATGAATTAGTAAAGGTTTCCGGCGCGGCGCTGGTCACGATAGCTGATGCCGATGGCAGCGTTGTTGTTGGGGCACTAAGTTCACGATTCATGCAGCCTGTCGTTCAAGCGTCTGCTGCCTCCGCTAATGCGGATGAATTCTATGCCGATGCCACGGGGGTAAAGTGGTGGAGAATGAAAAGCTCGGTGGCGATCACTTCAGCCGAAGCGATTGTTGCCGGACAAAGCACCGATAACGATGCTGCTGGAGTGAAAACCCTGATTGATGCGGTAACGACTGTAACCACAGGGACGTGGGATGCCCCTACGGGAGCGGCACATCCGGGAATTGTCACGTTAACCTTGGGCGAAACCGTAACTCCGTGGCAGAAATGGGACGGTACGAATCGCATCAAGACCATCGGTATCGAACTGACAGCGGCGATGGCAGGGCAAAATGTCGTATTGGAAACGGTAGGCTGACATGAGCTATATCCATTACGATCTGACCCCCACCAAGTTTTTCGACCCTGGCTCATCCGGTACATCGGATGGATCAGGAACGATTACCAACCCGTTCTACACCAATGCCCAAATCAATACTTGGGTTGCCAGCCTGACGGGAGCGATGGCGGGGCAGGTGTTGGGTTTCAAACGAGGCACGAAGTTTCGCGGATATATCGCGCCTGTGGCCTCAACAAATTATGTTTACGGTACAGCAGCCTCTCCCTACTTCATCGTGCCCTATGGAAATGCTTTGGCCGCGCCCATTATCACTTCTTCCCTGCTTTATACTGACTGGGCGCGCTATACCGGATATACAAACGTATGGGTAAAGACGGGTTTCGCTAGTGAGCCTTCCATATTTGACACGGATAGCTGGAATCGGAACTGGAAAGTTACCGGGGCCGATCTCGCCGCAAAACTCGCCGCCTTGGTCGCGGCTGGCGCGGGATTCGGTTTCTATGACAGCGGCAGTTACTACATCATCCCCCTGTCTTCCACCCCGAATGACGGTTATCACGAAGTCATGCGGGCGGATAATTACGCGCTTAATGTCACAGCCAAAAACGTAGCGGATACAGGATATATCGTAGTTTCAGGGATTGAAACCAGAGGCGGGGTAAATTGTGGCTTAGTGGTGGATTGCAGCGCTGCGACCATAGCCGCGTCTAATGTATATATTCTCGGCAACAGGGTATTTTTCGGCGGCGAGAATAAATCGGGTTCTTCGTTTGGCCGGAACGGAATTTACATAAACGGCCCCTCAGATTCGGTCAGATTAACTGCTTCAATGGTGGCCGAAAATCTGATCGATTTTGCGGAGAACAACACTTTTGAATATCAAAATACAAATGGCCTCATTTGTGAAAATAATCGTGGGTATAATTGTCATCTTGGAAACGCTATCGCCGAGTCGTGGCAATCTAACTCTAACGCCAAGGTCCGATACAACATCGGCGCGGGGAGATATGGTAAACCCGGAGATTCTGAAAATTCAAACGGTGTTTGGATAAACAGCCGGGGTCTTGCTGGAGCCACTTTGCCTGCCAGCAATACTGGAAATGAGGTTTACTATAATCTCATGTATGACATGGTGGGGCCGCTACAAAACGGGGGAGCAAATACTTTATTTTATCATAACACTTGTGTCGGTATTGAATCCGTAGCGACTGGCGCAAACACTCCGAATGTATGTGAAACCGCCGGTTCTTCGTGGGACGTAAGAAACAATTTATTCATTTCAGCGGTTACTCATGGCTCTGCATTTAGTTTTCGTACTGTGACGGGGACGTTGACGGCTTCGGCGGCTAATCACTTCATGCGCGATTCTTTCAGAAATTATGATGCGGGAACGACATATACCTCCCTCGCCACGTGGAACGCCCAAGCCTTTCAAGGGGGGTTGGATTCTCAGTTCAGCACCTACGCCGCCAGAGCCGCCGTTTTTGATGCAGGCTATAAACCTGTGGCTGGTTCTGTTCTGCTGAACGCCGGAGAGGTGATCGCTGGATATCAGACAAGAGACTTGGTTGGCAATGCGATAGCCGGAGTTCCGACCATTGGGTGTTATCAACTGCTTCCGTCAATACCGCGCATCACGATTTAATGTTCACCCTCCACGCCTCCGGTCTGCCCGACTCGATCACCCCCGGTTATCGGCAGGGATTGGGATGTTGGGAGATGCTGGTCCGGCAAAGTGATCCGCGAGGGTTCTTTGGAGACACTCCGACCAATCTATGCCAGCGAGCGCAGTTCATTGACGAGTATCGCGCTCCGATAAATAGTACCCACGGTAATAAGTTTCGTATCCTGATTCCTGACGATTGGAAGAACGATCCATTTCCCGTGCATGTTGCGGGGTCTCATTCCGTTACGAAGTCCGTTGGCCCGTGGGCGCTGTGGGTATATGGAGATCACTTTGTATGGGAGGCGGCGGTCCCTGATCCGGCAAACGTTAGTAACAGCGGAAATGGTTTTCGCGTTGCGATTCATCGAGAGATTCCGATCATCAAGGAACGCTGGCATAACTTCACGCTTATCGAGCATATCTCGCAAGGGACAAATAACGGCTATTACGACCTGACGGTGGACGGGACGAAGCTGTGCAGTCCGAAGGATTACTATGGGGAGACGCTTCATGCCGACGATGTTGGGCCGCCCTACACGCAGTTCGGGCCTTATGTGTTTGATCACTGGCCAGTCGGGGTAACGTACCGGCGCGTGTTTATGGTGCTTGGATGAAAAAACTGATTCCGCTCTTGCTGTTGGTTTGCTCAAGCGCATGGGCGGCTTCGGTGGATATGACCTCGGCCATGTGGCAGGTCACCGTGGATTCCAGTCACCCGCCCAAGGTGTATTTCATCTATACCGACACGAATGGGGAAAAAATGTGCCAATGGGCTGATCTGTCCAAGCCCGTCACTCCGATGCGGACTAATGGAGTGTTCTTCATGCTGAATCATTATCAAGGCGCGAACACGGCGGAAGATTGGAAGATTTGTTATCCATGACGAACCAGCCTACCGGCCAGCGTGACCGGATAGAAACATAAGGAAATATAATTGGATTTACAGTTCAATCTTCACCAAGGACAACTTGAAGTTTTCAACAATTATAAGAGATTTAAAATTGTTGTGGCTGGTCGTAGGTGGGGTAAATCAAGACTTGCTTGTGTTACTCTTCTTATAGAAGGTCTTAAGAACACTAATGAGTTTGGATACAGTCTTGCTGGAAAAGAAGTATATTATATAGCCCCTACGTTTGAACAAGCTAAACGTATTATGTGGGGTTTGATTAAGCAATTAGGAACCAAGGTCATTGCATCCGTCTATGAAAATACTGGTAGTATTACACTTATCAATGGACGAAAGATAGAGCTTAAAGGTGCGGATAGACCCGACACTCTACGAGGCGTTGGCCTTGGTTATGTGGTCTTGGATGAGATTGCCGACATGAAACCTGAAGTTTGGGAACAGATCATACGGCCATCTCTTGCTGATGTCAAAGGTGGTGCTCTTTTTATTGGAACACCAAAAGGCAAAAACCACTTCTTTAATCTTGTGGAAGATGCACAGTTGGATGAAAAAGAGTGGGGTACATTCTCATTTAAGAGCATAGAGAACCCTACACTTGACAGTAAAGAAATAGAATCTTCACGAAAGAATATGTCTACAGAGTCCTTTCGTCAGGAGTTTGAGGCATCGTTTTCGTCATCTGGTTCGGGATTATTCAAAGAAGAATGGGTTAAGATAGACCCCAAAGAACCAGTTGACGGTTCTTATTACATAGCAGTAGACCTTGCAGGGTACTCGGAAGAGACTGGCAAGGCTGAAGCAAAGATAAAGAGACGGGATGAGCACGCTATTGCTATTGTAAAGCAACACAATGGTGGTTGGTGGGTAAAGGAAATAAAGACTGGTAGGTGGGGGGTTCGTGAAACTGCTCTTCAGATTATCAAGGCGGCAAAGGACAATCACGCTATTGTTACAGGGATTGAAAAAGGAGCTTTGATGAACGCGGTACTTCCGTATCTTGAAGATACAAAAAGACGTATTGGATGTTACCCACACATAGTTCCTCTTTCTCATGGTGGAAAGAGTAAAAATGACAGGGTGCTTTGGGGATTACAAGGTCGCTTTGAGCATGGAAAGATTCAATTAAATAAGGGGGCATGGAACCAGAAGTTTATAGAACAACTTATGGATTTTCCCAACCCTCTTGCTCACGATGACATGATAGATGCACTTGCTTATATTGACCAGATGGCAATTCAAAGTTATGGAGAAATTGAAATCGACGAATGGGAGCCTTTAGACTCCTTCGTTGGTATTTAAAAAATGGCAATAGAAAAATATAGCAGCACTAATAAAATCGTAAAAGGCGATGATGAAGGTGATGAAGACTCACCTACTACTGGTAATAATCACGCTGGTCGTGATGCTTTATCTCAATGGGTAATGAGGCACGTTGAAGATTGGGAACAATGGCGTGACCAGAATTATAAAGAACTGTGGAATGAATACTACAGGCTTTGGAGAGGGATTTGGATAAGTGAAGACAAGACTAGGGATAGTGAACGTAGTCGTTTAATTAATCCTTCTCTACAGCAAGCAGTAGAGGCTGCTGTTGCTGAACAAGAAGAAGCTACCTTTGGAAAAGAGGCATGGTTCGATATAAGTGATGATGTAGCCGATCCTCAGAAAGAGGATATGCAAGTTGTTCGTGATCTCTTATTGGAGGATTTCAAAGAGCGTGGAATCAATGCCGCCATATCTGAAATCTATCTTAATGGTGCTTTATATGGCACAGGTATTGGAAAAATAACAGTTGAAAGTTATGAAGATAAAACTATTCAATCTAGAATAGATGGAGAAAACATAGTAGATGGTGTGTCTATTACTAATAGTATAGCTGTTAAGCTTGAACCTATTAGTCCTGAGAATTTTGTTATAGACACAGCAGTTACTCGTCAAGGTAAAGAAGGTATTGATATGGCTTTGGGATGTGCTTGCATAGTATCAATTCCTAGACACATCATTGAGGCCAAGCAGAATAATGAGAGTGGTGAAGGGGATGAGTATATTAGCCCAACATACTACCCCGGCACCATTGGTTCAAGAACTATTAATTCAGATGAAGCAGGAAAAGGAGAACCCACAAAGTCTCCTGAAGACGCTGGTGTTGAGGTTGTAGAGTATTATGGCAAAGTACCTAGAGAGTTACTTGAAGCGAGTGAGAGTGAGAGTTCAACAGAGACTATAGACACTAATGATATAGATGAATCTGACTTAGTTGAAGCGTATGTTACTATTGCTAATAGGTCTTTTCTTCTCAGAGCCTATGAGAACCCAAATATTATGGGGGATCGTCCTATTGTAGCTTATGCCTTTGATGTAGTCCCTGATAGATTTTGGGGTCGTGGTATAGCTGAGAAGGCGTACAATCCTCAGAAAGCTTTGGATGGTATCTTAAGGGCACAGATGGATGGCCTTGCTCTTACAGTACATCCTATGATGGCTGCTGATGCTACACGACTTCCTAGGGGCCAGCAATTAGTAGTCAAACCGGGTAAGATGCTTCTTACCAATGGCAACCCTAGTGAGATTTTAAAAGAGTTTAGATTCGGTTCTATTGATCCTATGAGTTACAATGCTACTGGTGATCTTGAACGGATGATTCAGATGGCGACTGGTGCTATGGATAGTGCTAGTCCACTTAAAACTAATAGACGTAATGAGACAGCTTCAGGAATGTCTATGATTATGGGTGGTACTCTTAAGCGGGCTAAGAGAACTCTTCAGAACATTGAACGTAACTTTCTTGAGCCTCTTATTCACAAAGCTCTTTGGAGATACATGCAGTTTCTTCCAGAGAAATATACACCGGCTGACTATTCGTTTACAGTCCGTGGTACTTTGGGATTAATGGCAAGGGAAGTGGAGCAAAGACAATTTGTTGAATTGCTTTCCTACGTCCCACCTGAGACGCCTGTATTCTTTACTCTCTTGAAGGGTATTATAAATACTTCAAGTATTGAGAATAAGACTGAGATTATGGGCATGATAGACATGATGCTGCAACCACAGCAGCCTGACCCTGCACAAGAACAGCTTAAACAAGAAGCTGTAAAGCGTGAAGGTCTACAAAATGCTGAGATTGAAAGTCGTATAGTTCGTAACTACGCAAAGGTAAAAGAAGGAACCAACAAGACTTCTATGGACAGAGTTGGCATGAAAGTCAAGACCCTTCAAGCTATGCGTTCAGCAAATAAGATAGTTGGCAAAGGATGATATGGACAAAGAATTAGTTAAGTATTATGAAGATTATTTTGATTTGTTCAGTAGACCGGGCTGGAAGATATTTGAAGAAGAGTTTAAAGATTCATTAGAGTCTTTGAGAACTCAACTGGAAACAAGTGTTGATCCAGACACTTCTAGGATTCAAGGACAGATTAAAGAGCTAAAGATTCTATGTGGATTTAAAGATTTTATAGTTGCTTCTTATGAGCAACTTAAAGAAGACGAAAAGGAACAACAGTAACTCAATGCCTATATATGATTTCAAATGTGATAAGTGTAATACTGTTGTAGAAAGATTAACTTTTTATAGTGAGCGTGATCTCCCCTGCGCTTGCAGTAAAGAAGGATGCGATGGTGAAAGCCATTTCATTATGAGTGCCTCCCATTTTTTCTTAGAGGGCATAACCGGAGAATTCCCCGGAGCCGCTATGAAGTGGGATAAAAGACACTCCCAAACTTAAAGGGGGCAAAGGAGATTTATCTATTATGACTACTGTAAACCGTATTGCCAGTATTAACAAGACTGACAAAGACCTAAAGAGTGACAACGCCGAAGATTTCCAAGAGGACGAAAGCCTTGAGGACAAAGATGAAGGCGCACTTGATGAAGGAAATAACCAAGAAGAGTCGGAGGATGTGACTGATAAAGAAGCATCCAGTACACTTGAGGTTCTTCCACGATTCAAAGGAAAAACACCTGCTGAAATTTCAAGGGCTTATGAGGAACTTGAGACTTTACACGGAAGGTTAGCCAATGAAGTTGGAGATTACCGAAAGATGGCTCGTGAATGGTTGTTTAATGAACAGGAGAATAGTTCAAAAGGTAAAGGAAAGGCTACAAAGGAACTGACGGATGAGGACTTTATAGACAAGCCCGCTGATTCAGTCTCTACTTTAGTCTCGGATAAAATTGATCCTGTAACAAAGAGGCTTGACAAGATGCAGGTTGACTTGCAAGTTGCTGAGTTCCAGAGAAAGAATCCAGACTACATGGAGATTGTGTCTAATCCTGAATTTTCTGAATGGGTGAAGGCGTCTCCCTACCGGACACGACTTTATCAGAAGGCTGATGCTATGGATTTAGAAGCTGGCACCGAACTCCTGCAAGGGTTTCGAGAAGTGCGACAGGCTTCAAAACAAAGCAAGGAAGCCAAAGATAAAGGCTTGGACAAAGAGAAACAACTTCGGAAGATTTCTTCCGAGAAAGGTGGTTCTAGTGGCGGAAGTGGGAAAAAGAAAATATGGAGTTCAGCGTACTTGATTAACCTTAAAATCACAAACCCTGACAAGTACAACTCTATTCAGCCGGAAGTCATGGAGGCCTATAAAGAAGGGCGCGTGAAATAATAAATAAATTTCTTGGAGGAAATTAAACAATGGCTTTAGGTACAAATCACAATACGATCACAACGGGTGCAAATTATATCCCTGAGTTGTGGTCGAACGAGGTCATCGCCGCGTATAAACGCGCTACGGTAATGCGTAATCTCGTTACCATGATTAATCATAATGGTAAGAAAGGCGATACAATTCATATCCCCAATTTCACAAGGGGTACTGCAAGTGTCAAGGCAGCTTCTACTCAGGTCACTCTGAATACAGCTACGCATGGTGTCACTAATATTTCAATTAATAAACACTATGAGTATTCACGCTTGATTGAGGACTTACTTGATGTGCAAGGTCTTCCTACACTTCGTCAGCAATACACTGACGATGCGGGTTATGCTCTTGCTAAACAGGTAGACTCTGATTTGCATTATTTGGGTGCTACACTTCAGGCGGGTGCTATTGCTGCGGCCACTCTTTACGAGACGGCTGTTATTGGTTCAGACGGTTCTACTACATTTAGTGGTGCTGCCAATGCTGGTACAGGCAACGGTTCTGCTCTTTCGGACGTTGGCCTTCGCCAGATGATCCAGACTCTTGACGATCAGGATGTTCCTGAAGACGGTAGGGCATTAATTGTCCCTCCGGCTGAACGGAAGAACTTGATGGGTATTCCCCGCTTTACGGAGCAAGCGTACCGGGGAGAAGGTACTACTCTCAAGACTGGTTTGATCGGTGATCTTTATGGTATTCCGGTCTTTATCAGCACAAACTGTCCTTGGGTGCATGTAGCGTCTGCTTCTAGCACACAGTTGGCGAACTTTTCTTCTACAACTCTGTCTGGTGCGGCTGATGCCAACTATGATGCGGGCTATACTATTGACTTCTCGGCTTCTACCGACACAAAATATCGTGTGGGCATGTTGCTTCACAAGTCAGCTATTTGCCTTGCTGAACAGATGGGTGTCCGTTCTCAGACTCAGTACAAGCAAGAATACTTGGGTGATCTCTTCACCGCCGATACCATTTATGGTACTGGTGAGTTACGTGATACCTCTGGTATTTGCTTCGTGCTGCCAGCCTAAGTAGGTAATTAGGGATACCGCCCCTTAATTGGGGCGGGTTCTTAAGAACAAATAAATATAGGAGATATGATAAAATATGGCTAATACAGTTACAGTTACGAGTACAAAACGCCAACGTATGCAGTTTACTGGCTTGTTCTCGGAGATGTGGGCGTGTATTGCTACTTGGACAGATCAGGATGCGGTAGCTGATGATGTCTCGGTGACAGTATCGTTGACAGTTCCGGGGGTTGCTCTTGGTGATACTATCATAGTCCAACCGACTATGAATGTTTCTCTGTTGAGTACAGGACAGGTTGACTTGTATGCTTGGGTAGATTCAGCAAACACAGTCAAAGTTAAATTGACTAATGTTGATGAGACTACTAATGCCCTAGCTGCTGATGCGTTCAATGGCAAGACCATGAAGTTTGTTGTTGGCCGTCCGGCTTGGTAATAAAGTAAAAAATAGGTGCCGGGGGTTTGGCCTATAAGCAACATCCCCCAACTAATTTAAGATAAAAGGACATAAATGATAAAGGTGAGAAGCATACTTCATAAAGATGAAGTGATAGAAGTATCAGAAAACCACTACTATGATGTTCTGGTTAGAAGTAAAACATGGGAACTGGTTGAACCAGAAAAGGTTGTTAAGCCCACAGTAGTTGAAGATGACAAAGAAGACCAACCTACTGTGGTGCCAATTCTTAAGAAAAAGGCTGGTCGTCCTAAACAAATCAAACCCATTGAGGAATAATAAATGGCTATAGAACGCGGCGCAAGTGAAGCTAGTGCAAGTGGTTCTCAAACAACCACGTTTCTTGCTTGTGTAAATTATGTCTTGCGAAGACTCCGTGAGGATGAAGTAACAACATACAATGAAACTGCCTATTCTACTTTAATAGCCGACTTTGTTAATCAGGCTAAACGTGAAGTAGAAGATGCTTGGAACTGGTCTAGACTTAGAACTACAATTCCTATCACTACTGTTGCTGGTACATATAGATATGTACTCACAGGTGCAGGAGAACGCTTCAGGATTATGCAAGACCCTTTTGATGGGTCTTATGATGTTCTTAATAACACACAAGATTATAGATTACAAATGGCACCTAGTTCGCAGTTTATGACTACTAGGTTTTTATTGGGAGCAAGTCAACAAGGGGCACCTAATTTCTTTGACCTTAATGGTTTTGATGCTAATGGTGATCCTTATGTGAATCTGTGGCCTATACCCAATGGTATTAATGTTATTAATTTTCAAGTGGTTGTACCACAACCGGACTTGTATACAGAAGCAACTAAGATTACAGTACCCATACATCCGATCCAACTGAGAGCGTATGCTCTTGCTATCAATGAGCGTGGAGAAGACCAAGGGACTATTAGTAACAAAGAAGATGTTATAGCGAATCAAGCTTTGGCTGATGCTGTAAGCAGAGATTCTGGTTATACTCAGAATGAGTTGACCTTTTTGGTACAATAACTATGGCAGTAGCTCGTCTTATACCACTAAATATTATAACACCGGGAAAGTTTGGTTTGAATACACAACAAGCCGAACAGTCCTTGGGACTTGAGTGGGCTACAGAAGCTACTAATTGTATAGTAGATGATAGTGGCAGGTTGTCTGCACGAAAAGGGTGGGAGGCTGTAACTACATCAGCTATTAGTGGTAATCCAAGTATTGAATCTTTAGGTGAGTACATAAGTATTGCTGGTACTTCAGCTATTATAAGTGCAGCCGCTAATAAAATATATAGTGGTACTAGTGCCTTAACTGAAAGAACAGGTACTATCACTCCCCCCACTGATGATAATTGGAAGTTTATGAACTTCAATAATAAGGTCATTGGTATGCAAGCTGACCACACACCTATAGTCGGGGCTGGTGGTGCATTTGCAGATATAGTAGCTGGTACTGGAACACTTCCTACAGGCCATGCTTGTCTTTCGGCCTTTGGCCGGTTGTGGGCTACTAAATCCACAACAGACAAGACTACATTAGTTTATTGTAGTCTTTTAGATGAGACTCTTTGGGGGTCTGGTTCTGCTGGAAGTCTTGATCTCAAGACCGTATGGGCGCACGGTATTGACGAGATAACTGCTCTTGCTGAATTTCAAGGGAAACTTCTCATATTTGGAAAAAGGTCTGTACTTATTTATACAGGGGCTTCTACACCATCAACTATGACTCTTGCGGACCATATCACAGGAGTAGGTTGTATAGCAAGAGACAGTGTTCAGGATGTAGGTACTGATATATTCTTTCTTTCTGATAGTGGTTTAAGAAGTTTAGTTCGTACTGTGCAGAATGAAACTGCTCCTATTAATGACATAACTTTTAATATCCGTGATTATTTCAGATCATTAGTTGGTGCTGAAACTGTTGCCCTTATACGATCTGTCTATCACGAAATAGATGGATTTTATCTTATAAGTTTACCAACAGCAGGTCTTGTGTTTTGTGTTAATTTAAAACAACAAACAGACAATTCTTTGCCAGTGGTTACTTTGTGGGATGGTATGAATCCAAAGGCTTTTCTTTCTGCTAGAAATGGCAGTTTATACATAGGCAGGAATGGTGTTGTAGGTAAAATAACTAATGTATATAGAGATAACACTAGCACATATAATTGGTCTTGTGCTTTTGCTTGGACAGACTTTGGAGAAATGGTTGCTTCTAGAATAAAGATACCAAAGAAGATGATTCTTACTCTTGCTGGTGGGTACGGATATACCATAACTGCAAGATGGGCATATGATTTTAATAGTTTTTATACCACACAATCTAATAATGTAAATACCACATCTGGTGGTGGCACTTTGTCTGAATATAACATAGCAGAGTATGGCATAGCAGAGTATGGTAGTAGTGATGACACTTTTTCAAACAGCACAAGTTACCTTACTAAGAGTGGAAAGAACCTTAAGTTTGGGTACTCTGCTATAATAGATCAGCAACCACTAAAGATTCAACGAATTGAGATTCTAGCAAAGCTAGGGAGATTATAATAGATGTCTGATTACACGAAGACTACAAATTTTACAGCCAAGGATAGTTTAGTAACTGGTGATCCTTCTAAAAAGGTTTTAGGTTCTGAACATGACGCTGAGTATACAGCCATAGCCACAGCCATAGCAACTAAAGCTGATGATGATGCTGTAGTCCATGATACAGGGAATGAGGCAGTTGCAGGGAACAAGACTCTTTCTGGCACACTTACTATGTCTGGTAAGTCTATAGTAGATGCTAATGCTTCTGTTGCTGCCCACGCCACTACATCTGATATTTGGTCTGCTGGTAACTATGTTACTCTTACCGGGGCAGTACTTACATTTACAGACTTTGCTGATGCGCCTCAAGCTGGTGCTGAAGTAGAACTTTATTGCAATGATGCTCATGTATTTACTCACAACGCCAATCTACTCATAGATGGGGCAGTTAATTTTACTGCTGCTGCTGGTGACAGGGTTAGAGTCAGAGCTAAAAGCACTTCTGTATTCACACTACACCCTGTATTGATAGCAGGGTTTACTGCGTCTCAAGGGGCTTCACTAGTGTTGCTAGATGCACAGACTATAGCTGCTGCGGCATCTGTGTCAGTAACAAGTAAAATAACTTCTGTCTATGATGATTATTTGTGGATTGGGGAGAATATCATATTTACCAATGATAATAACACTTTAACATTTGCAGTTTCAACAGATAATAATGCAACGCAAGACGCCCAAAATAAATATTGGTCTGGTGTCCCTAATGCCGCTATGTCAGGGCCAACTACTACCTATACTAAATCAGGATTAAATAATAGTACAACCATTCCCATGTCTTTCACAATGCAATTTTTTAATCCTATGAGCACGACAGTATCTAAACAATGGAATTGGAAAGGCAGGGTTCCATTAACAGTCACAGGAGTAGTGAATACTTTCGATCAAGACGGAATGTGGAATGTTCCGGGTACTGCGGTAAATGCTTTTAAATTAACCTCTGATACTACCATGTCAGGTACATTCAAATTATACGGTATCAGAAAGGCGTAAGCCTAATGCCTAAAACAATACATACTACTTGGGAGACAATGAAACACACGATTGATTGGACAGCCTTTCTTACGGCTATGGGGTATTGCGTTGGGTGGGTAGCTTCACATTTCTTGGCTATCTTATCTGGTACATGGTTGTTTCTTCAGATATTTTCTTGGTTTAAAAATAAGAAATGGAAAAATTCAACAGGAGATAAATAATGGGGGTCTTAAGTAAAGGTTGGAATAGTGTCACTGGTAATCTTATAGGTAATAAAGGTTATGATGACGCTTCGGCCAATATCAATTTCAAACCCTTTAATATTAGAACAGGCATGGGAAATCTTGACTGGTCTAGTGGAAATGGTGTATTCACTCTTAGCCCTGAATACCAAGATATACGAAACAGTGTACTAGATAGTTCAAAAGGATTCTTTTCACAAGCAAAAACCTTTGATCCTAACCAAGCCTCATCTAATGCTTATGAATTGATGCAACGAATAGCTGGCCCACAACGAGAACGAGACATAGCCAATCTCAGAAGTTCTCTATTTGGTATGGGCACGTTGGGTGCTGCCGATGCTACTGGGGGAAACCCTGAGTTGCGGGCCTACTATGAAGCACAAAATAAAGCAGACCTAGAGGCACAGTTACAGTCTATAGGTCTAGGTCAAAGCTTAATAGATTCTCTAATTAATAGAGGCCAGTCTTTATTGGGCACAGGACAGTCCCTTGATGAGTCTGGTAATAAACTCTTTACTCCTAGTATACAAACCGGAATAGCGGACACTGCTGCTGATGTAGCACAGTCTAAGTATATAGCAGAAGGAGGCAAAGCAAAATCAATATTCTGGAACAGGATGGCTACTGCTGGTGTGAGTGGTGGTTCACAATCTGAGGGTGGCAAGGTAGACATGGGCATGTTTGGTGCTTTGATGTCAATGTTCGGAGGGTAATAAAAGATGCCAAATATCAATCAACAAGGTGGGTTTTTTAGTGGTTCTTCTGGTATGTCACCTGAAGATACAGAGGCTTTGTTAGACGCTGAACTACGCAAGAATCGTGGTGGTGTGGGTGCTGCCCTTGCTAAGCAAGGTATAGGATTCAATACAGAGAATGTAGTAAATAACTTTGCTGGTGATCCTAGAATGATCCGTGCTTTGAAGATCAAAGACCTGCAACAGAAAGTTGGAGAAAAGGCACAAGAGTTAGGTATGGATATTTCTGATCCTGAGAAGTATTCCAAGTTGGTCTTCTCAACTGCTATTGAAAATAACATGCCTGATGTGGCTTTTGAAGCTATTAAATTAGGTCGTGACATGGAACTGGATAGACGTAAAGTAGAAGCAGACGAAGAGCGTAATAGAGTCTTGGATGATTATTATAAGACTGTAGGCAAGAATAAAGGAAAAGACAAAAAGAAATTTGTTCTTCCCAACACTACTGATGTGAAGAATATCCAAGCCACTCTCTCCGGTCGTGAAGACTTGGCGGGAATGGAACCAAAGCAGATGGCTAATCTAGCTATTCGTATGGCTGCTCGCATCAAAGAACTCAAGAATGATGATCCTGATGTAGAGTTTGGAGATGCTTTTGATGCTGCTTATCAAGAGTTCTCTGATAAGATTAAACCTGCAAAGAAACGTGGGCCATATGACACAGATTTTGCTTCTAGTAATTGGAAAGATATAATTAATCCTTTTGATGAGAAGGCGTCTTATGATGATTCGGGTGATCCAATAACAAGTAAAGATGTTGAAGAGAGTGCCCCTGCTAAAATAAAACCCCTTGTTAAAAAGGGAACTAGAATTGTAGTTATAGATAAGAATGGAAAAGAGTTTACTATTCCATCTGAACAGGTTGAGCAAGCTAAAAAACAAGGATATAAAGTAAAGCAATAACATGGCCGAACTGGACTTACAACCAGTACCTATTAAGAATAAGTACGGGGAAGTTCCTAAGAACATCTTGGTTGATCCTGACTCACCAGAGGCTATGTTACGTCCTGATGAACTAGAAGATGTGTCTCTTGCTGAGATGGATGAGTCCCAACCCAATCAAAAGCTAGACCTACAACCACTAGACCTTCAGCCGGTGTCTGGTGTCTATGTTAATAAAGAAGCTCCTCTCGATCTACAAGAACTTGATATACAACCTGTTGAACCTTCTTGGCTTGATGAAGTAAAGACCGATTGGAGTAAAGCCAAGGAAGAGGACAGTGGCCTTGGTATTCTTCCAGCGTTCCTCAGAGAACGACTTGAACGTGGTGTAAAAAATATAGGTTCTGGTATAAGAGAATATCAAGACCTCAATCTAAAAGTTGCTGATTTAAAAGCTAAACAACGTCGCGGTATTGCTACACCAGAAGAACTACAATCTTTGGATGAACTTGATAAAAAATTACAAGAGGAAAGTGTAAACATAGCTTTAAACTTTGGGCCACTTCCAATAGTTGCCAGTGGCAGGGTTGGTAGAATAAAAGATTTATTCAAAGAGTTGTGGGAACAAGACAAATTGGATGTGCCTAGAAGTGTTCTAAAGAAAGCAGAGACTCTTTTAGATGAGTATGAAACTAGACTGGCTAAGAAAGCTTCTCTTGGTATGCCAGCCCATGAAGCTATGCAAGTAGTAGAACGTGATATGTCTCGTACTGCTACTGAGATAGATGATCTGTTATTCCTGACCAAAAGAGAACTACAGTACCCAACCAAAGAAGAGGCACAAGCAGGTATAGCTGCCTCTAGACAAGCCTCTGTTCTTGATAGAGAAGTTACTCAAGGCAATCTTATATCTGATATACTAAAGCCTATCAGCACTCGTATTAAAGATATGAGTGAGGAAGTCTTTGGGGCCATGCGGGAATTTGAATTCAAGATTCGTACTGGATACCATGAAGGGTTCGGTGCTGCTGAACCTTTCCTAGAGTCTGTAGAAAAGATGGGCAAGAGTAACCAGCGTCTTATCAAACGTGCTTTATATCAAGGAGATTTTGATATAATCAAGCGTATGCTTGGTAGAGACTCGAAGGCTCTCAAGAGTTTTGAAGACTCAAGAGATGTTCTTAAGGACATATTCAAGAGACAGAAAGAAGTAGGTTTGAAAGCTAATGAAGTAGAGAATTACTTTCCTCGCGCCTTCCTTGACACCAAGAAAGCTCTTAAAGCTTTGAGTGTTAATGAGAAATCTGCTGTTATGAAAGCTTTTCAAATAAAAGAGAAGCAATTAGGCAGGGATTTATCTGACTTGGAAAAGAGTGAAGTGCTGCACAAGACTTTGTTTGGTCGTGGTAAAACTACTATTGCTCCCGGTCATTTGAAGAGTCGTAAGTTTGATAGAATACCAGACAAGTATTTAGACTTGTATGCTTCTCCTAGACAGTCCCTACATTACTATATGAGGGACTCTATCCTTGATTTAGAGAAAAGAAACTTTCTTGGAAAGCAACTAACCAGACGTAGAGGCACACAATCTATTGATTGGGAATCTTCTTTATCGAAGATACTAAAGAATCAGTATAAGATTATGGAAGACTCTTCTCAGTTCAATGAGTTGAAGAAACTTCTACAGGCCCGTATGTTTGAAGGAGAAGCCAGCCCAAGTAAGATCATACAAGTTGCCCGTAACCTCACATACACTGGAACCTTGGGCAATCCCCTATCTGCTATCACTCAGTTACAGGATATAGGTCTTGCTTTTCAGAAGTTTGGTGTTATGACTACCCTAAGAAGTATAGTTGGAAAAAAACACATAAGAGCTATGGACTTGGGTTTAAGGGATGCTTCTATTGAGTTGCTACATTCTCCATCATCTACTGCCAGATGGATGGAACGAGCCTTAAAGTATTCTGGCTTCTCTCGTATGGATCAACTAGGTAAAGAAACACAACTAAATTCCGCTATCAGAAAGAATTGGAGACTTGCCCAAACAGAGAAGGGGCGGGATATGATTGCTAAGAAATGGGAGAAGACTTTAGGGGAAGTAGAGATGGCAAGAACTCTTCAAGACCTGAAAGATAAGAAGATGACAGACAATGTAAAGCTTCTCTTATGGAATGAGTTGTCAGACATTCAACCTATATCACTTCTTGAGATGCCCTTAAAGTATCTACAGAATCCTAATGGTCGTTTGTTTTATGCCTTGAAGTCTTTTACTCTGAGGCAGATAGACCTGATGCTCAATGATACTATAAGGATGATGAAAAAAGGAGACGTGTACCAAGGCGCAAAGAACCTTGCGGGATATGCTGTGTTTCTTTCAGCCCTAGGTGTTGGTACAGACTCTCTTAAGAAATTCCTTACAGGTCAAGAAGTTACTGTAGATGATCTTCCTGATGCTGCTGTATCTTCTATGCTTAAGGTGTTTGGTGGGTCAGAGTTCATAGTAAGTTTGGGTGCTTCTGGTTTGGCTGGTAGTGCCTTAACAAAAGCAATAACACCAGCCCCTATAAGTATTATTGATAGTATAGGGTCTGATGTTGTTCAACAGTTTACTAAAGAAGATGCCAATATAAAGTCTATGCAATATGTACCCATAGTTGGCAAGTTTGCCTATTGGTGGTTAGGGCCGGGACTTGACAGAATAGCAGCTAAAGAAAAGGAAAAGAATAAATAAACATGGATTTAGAACGATTGCAGAAACAACTTGAAGTTGAGGAAGGAAAAAAGAATATTGCTTATAAGGATAGTAAAAGTATATGGACAGTTGGGATAGGACATAATATTCAAGAGCGTCCTATTAGTGATCTTGCTATCAAGATAATCTTTGAAGAAGATGTAGATACTGTGGTTAAATTGTTAAATAAATATCTTCCTTGGTGGAAGAATCTAGATACAGTACGACAAAATGCTTTGGTAGATTTAGGATTTAATTTAGGAGTGGGGCCAAGTGTGGAAGATTCAACAGGCAAGTTATTGGAATTCAAGAACTCTCTTAAGAGTCTTGAGTGTGGTGATTATATTAAGTCTGGTGATGGCTTCAGTAACAGCCTATGGTATAGGCAAGTTGGTGTTCGTGGTAAAAGAGTTGTTGAAATGATAAAAACAGGGGAGTGGCCTAGTGATATTTAAAGATGCACCAACTGAACTATTGTTTCAGTGGTACAAAGGAGTGATGTGGCTTAAGGGTAGAAAGGACAATCTTACCAATATTCAAAAGGTGGTTGGGTATCCTTTTGTTGTTGTAGGATTCTTTTTAGATATACTTTATAACTTGACTTATGCGACATATAAGTTCAGGGACTTACCTAGAGAATTACTATTCACCTCAAGGCTCATCAGATACAAAGCTGGCCCTACTGGTTGGCGTAAAACTAAAGCAACTGAGATATGTAAAGTCTTAAATGAATATGACAAGGAGCATTGTTAATTCTATGAGCTTTTTTACAAAGGTATTAGGGTTGTTTGGTGTTGGTACTAATGGTACTAATGTTATTAAACAAGTAACTGATGTAGTAGACAACTACAAACCCGGTAAAGTTACTACTCACAACATGGATATAGAAACAACAAAGGTTGAAGATGCCTCCCAAGACTCTGCTCGTAAATTCGATGCACCAGCTATGGATGACACATTCAACCGGATTGTAAATGGTCTTAACAGATTACCTAGACCCCTTTTTGCCTTATGGTCTTTTGGGGTTCTTGTTGGGTTGTTTCCTATCCCTTCAGTCCTAGCAACAGCCCCGGCTTTAGTCCTTAATATTATATGGACTGTTGTAGGCTTCTTCTTTGGAATAAGAACCATATCAAATGATTTACCTAACTTAGTTAAAGCTTTTAAATCTTAACGTACAGCAGCTTTCAAAGCCTCAGTTTTGTGTTCTTTTACTAAATCAATAAGTGTTTGAATCTCATCAACAAGATTCTGTAACTTTGCTATGTCCTCATTACAGTCTTTCTTGTTTACAAAATAAACACCAAAGAATAATATGCTACTACCATCGCTGATTGTAACATTGGCTTCTGGATAGGAAGAATCAGTATCAAAAGTTGTAGCAACTACATCCAATCTTTCCATATCTGAACTCAAGAACTTTCTTGTCTTCACATTAATAGACATTGTTTTAATCAACCCCCGTTAATTTAATTTTCACCTTCTTCGGATCAACCTTCTTTCCACCTACAGTGACTTCTATTGTGTCAGAAGTAATATCAAAGGTGAAGTTGTTCTCATTATCACCCTTTACATCAAACTCCCAACCATCCAATGCATCTAAGCACTCACTGAGAGCAACTCTTACACCAATAGGTTTCTTCACAGATTTGTAAATCACTTCATGTTCCACTTTTTTATTTCTCCTTTAATTTAAGATTAAACATCAAACACTTTCTGAATATTCTTTGCTACTTTAAGGGCACGATCCCGTACAACAGTTTCGTTCAAGCCCTCTTGTTCAAGAGTACCAATCGCTTCATCAATCTCTACAATACGAATATCTGATCTTGTGGCAATAGCCTCAAGCCTCTGGCGAAGATTGCTGAACTGCTCAAGAACTCTGTCTACAGAATCAATCCTACTCATAAATTTACTGAACATGTTTCTCTTTCTCCTTTCTCCTTTAGTTTAGTTTGATTTGTTACTGGCATATATTTACTTCTACTCATTGGAATCTCTCGTATGGGCATCTTAATACCCGGTGCTAGTTGTTCACAGATGACTACTGAATCATGTCTATGCTGAATTATAAATATCTTTCCATCTGCTACTAGTTTTTCCTCTTTCATATCTTCTCCAAGTCCTCGTCCTTGATGGCAAAGGAAAAACCATCCTTATCAAGTGATACTCTATACCAACCAAGGGGGCTATAGGTAACACTATCTATAATCCCTGTGTCACCATCCATAGCAGACCCCGGTAAAGTCATATCGGGGTTTTTCTTTTTGATCCGTACAAACTCATAAATATTATACCTCACAACTGCCTCCGGTGCAAGCTAATTCCTGACTTGCTGTAGTATTATCATCTTTCTCATAGTTAGAAAATTTACTCCAATCTATTTTGGGCATCTTTGATACCGCCTCTTCATACTCTTCTTTAGTACATTCAGTGTAGGGGGCTTGTTTATAGATGTGGTCTGAATGTGGTAAAAATGAGACACCACTCATAATATCAAAGTTCTTGTACACCCAAGCTGCCACTTCCAACCATTCAGATTCTCGTACATAAATAGTAACACTAGGCTTGTGCTCACACCAATGTTCGGCGTATACTTTCCACAGTTCTAATTGCTCTATAGCTGTAATATCGTTCCTAAGAACACTGGATTCTGGTGCTTGCATCGGAAAAGAGAATATATCTACGGCCCCCGGTTTTGTTGCATCCCCCTCGCAAGGAACTCCTTGAGCCTTGAGGAAGTCCGATAGTGGGTCTTTGGCATCCGATCTAACACGTCTGATATAATAACTAGAGTATCTAGGGTGTATGCCACTACTAGAATCCACCAACTGAGAGACAGTACCGGAAGGCTTAACACAAGTGATAGCAACAGAAGGTTGAATACCAAGTTTCGCAGCCCACTCTTTATTTGTTTCAATCGCTACCTCCTTAAGACGTTTTAAAACATAAGCAGTTGATCGTGGAAAATGTCCTGCATTATATCTATCTTCTAACTCTTGCATGAAAGATTCATCATTCCGGCCCCACTCAGATTCATAATAATCATCTCTATCTTGTATCTTAGATAGGATTGGATGGTCACTTATACCCGTCAGACTCACACCTAACAAGCGGTCCTCCTCACAGTTCTCCTTCCACTTACTACTCAAATACCTAAAGTCTGTTAAGGTACTTTGGAGAGTTCCAAGTATAGTCGCAATTCGTACTTTCCTTTTGAGGTCTTCAAGGGTATCATCCGGTCGAACGACCACTTCTGTAAGATTGCAGAACTGTCTGTCTCGCAACAGTATTTCAGAGCATGGGTTACAGCCCCAATCAAATTCTGGATTTCGTCTGCCGAGTCTTTCAATATGTTTCCTTGCTGCGATCCTTGAGAAGATACCTCTTTCTCCTGCTTTGCTTTCATATAATGCCCTCCATTCCTTCAAGAACGCTGCAACATCAGGGAACTCAGTATAACATACGCTATTGTTGGCAAGAGCACGTTCAGGGCTATCAGTGTACCAAGCACCGGACTTGGCATGGCGCATCCGCTCATCAGTAAGGTTGCTAAGACTAATGAGAGCGGAACGACGAACGCCGCCCACAACAACCACATCAGCAATTTTACAAACAATGTCATGCACCTCCAATGAATTTAATTTACGTCCACATGCTTTCTTAAACGTATTAATAGTAAAATCAAACAAAGCTAGTAAAGGGTCAGGGCCAGAAGACCTACCCCCAAAAGTAACCAGCCTTGCACCAGCAGGGCGAAGCTTGCTAAGATCGAACTTAGGTATAAGACCAGAATAGAGCAGACTGACCAATTCACGATACGCTTTAGCCCAACCCACTTTGCTATCTGCAACAACCAGCGTTGTATCTGTTTCATGTAACTCCTTTGGAACCTCCGGTAAGTCATTGATATATTGACGCTCTACACTAAACCCTACACCTGTGCCACACATAAGGATATAAAGTATCTCATCAAAGGCTCGTACTCTGTTCATAGCAAGATAAGCACAGTTATATCCTGCTACATTGTCCTTGTCTAGAGCTTTTCCTGCTGTCATCAAAGCCCGCATACTTGGCATAACTTCAAGATTGAGTATAGCATTTTCTAGTTCACTAAGAACATCTGTATCAGTTATAATCTTTCTGTCAAACCAGTAGTCCATGTAACGCATAACTGTCTCTTTCCAAGTCTCACGTCTCTTTAGTTTGTCATCCCACCTAGCGTAACGACTGGTGTGTATGTACCTAGAATAATCAGTAGGTAACATTGTTTTTATTCCCCAAGGCTTCAAACACTGTAGCAAACACCTGAAGTTTTAAATGTACTGGAACACTACTATCTAGTACACGTTGTACATTTTTCAACATGGTTGTCTCCATTGAGAACAAATCATGTTCACTTATTGAGATAGACACATATAGATTTATTGACATATCATCCATTCTTTTTTTCCATCCTAAATTGCACTTAGTTTCTTGTTTCATTCATCCTCTCTTGAACAAGGTTCTATCCGATCATACTCCAACTCAAACTTCTCAACTACCTTCTCAGGGAACATATCAATCAAATTCTCAGAACTGATAGAAAGAATATCTACCAGTTCATCTGGATCATACAACTCTTTCAGTTGTTCTTTATATTCCGCCAGAGTTATTAACATCACCCGGTTCCGGTAAATCAAATTGGGTCTGACCACTATCAGGCCCACGGACAACACCCTTTACAATATCAAGCATCACAGGATCATCATATAATACTTTCCTATTGAGACCAGTACATACGTGATTACCCATAAACGTCATCTCACAACTTGTACAGAATTTACTTTTCTTTCGTGCCATCTTCTATCTCCTTTTATTTGTCGTATCTCACCCTAACAAATCTAGGGTGTCTAAATTTACCATTTGGTGTTAGCTGCATTGATTCTACTTCAATAATAGTCCCTATGTCAATAGTTAATAAACCCACTCTGTCTTTGTCTGTAAATCCTGTGCCTACTTTACCCATATCAGTGACTAAAGCTCCAACTTTTCCTACGTATTTTCCAGTCCCCATTTGTATGCCTATAACTGGTACATCATGTGTTATGGTGGGTTTTACTTTGAGTCTAACATCTCCTTGTCTTAGAACAAGTCCTTCATAACCTATAGACACAGCTTTTAGCATGTCTCTTTTTATAATTTCTTTTGGTGGATTGAGATATTTTCCACAATGCAATCTTTTATCTATAGGATCAAGACTATATATTTCAGTGTCCTTTATAATAGTAGCATCTCTGGTTCTTGTGGCACTTATGCTGCCTTCCCACGTCCCTAAGAACACCTCATAATCCCCATCAAGTAGTTTGGGCACATTGTATAGGGGTTTTCCTGCCCTGCTTAAAGCCTTTCCATCTTTAATCACAACTCTGACACCATCAATCTTTAAAGACACTTCCCAAATACCAATTAAATCAGAACCATCCCATGTTTTAAATTTCATTTTCCATACACTCGTTTCAATCGCCCCATACTCCACTGTTCAATGTCTGCTCTATTAGTGTCATAGTGATCTAGTAACAACACACCACGCCAATAGTTAGTCATAGAACCTTGGGCGTACTCATCAATGTGCTCAAAGAAACAACCACAATTAATAGCTTGTTGTAGGCTGGTGCTATTCTTTCTATGCACAGCAGCCACATCAAAGTTGTGGGTATGCCCAAAGCACACACTATTAGAGTACACTTCAAGGGCTTTGTTGGTAGCATACTTACCACCAACAGGTTTCCCATTAGCCATTATAGGCACATGGGTAAAACTCATACCTTTATGGATGTAGTCTTCCTTGTATTTAATTACTTTGAACCCACGTTCAAACAACTTCATATCCTTTTCTACTGAATGAAGACCATCAAAGGTTGGGTCAATATCTATGTACCTATCAAGCCACTCTTCATGGTTTCCCTTCAAGAAGATTAAATCAGGTTGATCCAAGTCATTTATATCTTGAGTGCCTTTCAATAAATAATCAAGTGCTTGGTTTGCTGCATCAATATCCTTCTCATATCTACGTCCTTCTATCTTACGCCTCTTGTCTTTGTCCCAAGCAGACAGGCTAGAGAAAGAAGTAAAGTCTCCCATTATTATAATCCTATTAGGAGCTTTGTCAAATATTAATTTATTAAGCCACCTGAATCGCCTCAAGCCATCATTCTTTAATTGGCTTGGGTCAGTGTGGCAATCTCCTATGACTAAACTCACGTCAGCCATTACTTTCTCCTTTCTCCTTTCTCTAAATAATTTAGAGCTTTTTGTAGAAGCTCTTTACTATCTTTAAATTTACCTAAACCAAAGTTACACTCTGTACACAATAGTCCTCTGATCTTTCCAATATTATGACAATGGTCTACTTGAAAATTGTTTAATCCTCTAGCTTCACTAAAACCTCCAGACTTGGTTGTACCACAAATGGCGCATTTTTTCCGTCTTGGTTAATAACCAGTTTATTATAGTCTTCTACAGTCATTCCATAATTTCTAGTCAAATGATAATGTCTCATTGTTTTGATTCCTTTTACAGAACTATCGTATTTCTTTTTTGCCTTTTTACGTTCTTCTGATTTCCTGTATAACAATTCAGATTCTTTTTTTCTTGGCATATTAGCCTAACCAACTTTTAGGAATCTCCTTTATACAATATCTAATCATCCTTGCTTCACACCAGTCACTATACTTAGTATTACTTCCCTTATATAAATAATTATCCCGCATAAAGCACAGTCTTATATCTAGTTCAGGATGTTCCTCAATGACCTGTTCCATCTTAGTCCTGTCACTTGAAGTGAACCTTCCCTTTGTTTCAATGAAGATGCCTTTCTTAGTTAGGTAGAAGTCTGGTGTATAGAAGTGTGTCTTAGTGTATGCTACACGTCTAGGTTCATATTGAAAAGCTACCAGTTGTGTCCTTAAAAACTCTGCTGTAGCCCTTTCAAACTTACTACGATACTTAGACTTCTTGGAGTTTCTCTTCTTCATCTCTCTTTAACTCCACCATATCAGGTACTTTCTTGATCTTTACAAGGTGGACTGGCTTACGACTATATACAAAGGTTCTAATACCCTTTCCACCATTAGCATCCTTCCAACACTCATGCTTCCAGTGACAGTAAGAGCACTCAAGACCCAAGGACTCATTACCATAGGATGTGGCTACTGAATTGAACTGCCTAGGTGGAGGGTTACTAGCCTCAAGAGTTGCAGTTAAATCTTGCAAGTCTTTCTTAGACTTGATCTGACTATCTACCTTGTGCTCGTCTCTTACAATATTACCAGTAGTCTTATCAATAGCAATAAAGGATGTAGTCTCTCCGGCTGTTACATCAGCCGCTACATTATAACTTTGTAGTTGTGGTATATAACCAAAGGGATCATTGGTTCTGTCTACACCTTTAGTGAACTTAACAAAGGATTGAGTAGAAGCAGACTTTACATCTACTATCTCACCATCTATCTTTGCATCAATCCTTCCACGCAACACCCACCCATTAGGCAACTTCATCTCAAGGCTTTTCTGCTTATCAGTTACTTCATGGCCGGATAGTTCACAAAGAATAAGAACTAACTCTTCAAGGATGTCACCATATAAGAACTTGACAATGGCGTTAGCTGGCAACTTCTCTACATCAAAGGTGTTGGTGTCCCTGTTCACTTCATACCACAACTGTCTACGGCAGGGCTTCCCTACCTCTGACATATAAAGAGTTTTAGGAG